CTCCCAAAGGATTTTCTGCTTCCATTCCAACTTGTTTCTCCTTCTTTTTCTTACTTTGTAGTAGTGTTTGGACTAAATTCATATCAGCGTTCACTTGCTGGTCTATTTTAAATATCACACTACTATTTAAATCTACCCTTGCGGCAGTCCCGTCTGGTTCGTGAATACTACATTTAATTTTAGTTATCACTCTATCAATTGTATTTGTAAATACAATCTCTCCACCAATACCATTTAGAAAGTCTCCATATGGATTTGCTTTATTAGTGATTGCTACAACTGGTAATGTGACACCAGAGGTTTTACTGCCCAGATAATTATTCTCTAATATAATATCACTTCTAATCGTGTAATAAGGTCTTAATGTTTTAGTGGGTAATCGTTTTGCTGTAATTTTCACAGAACCCGGATTTTTAACTGTGATAGCGGGAGTTATATATTCTGCTCTGGCAGCGGTGCTTGTGAATATACCTCTCAAACCTAATTGATTTGTAAATAGGTGATTATCTGCTGAAAACAAATTTTTACTCCAATCAACTAAATCTGCTTGATTTACATTCGCATTTGTTGTTATAATATTTACATTATTTAATTGACTATTACTACCAAAATCTCTTATTCTAACTTGTCTGCTTGATAATGAATTAGGATTGTGAAACTGATCATATCTAAAACCCATAAGTCCAACTAATGAGTTATCCCAATTATTCTCATCAACAATCCAATCCTCAATAAATAATCCACTATGAGCATCAAATACAGTAAATGTTGATATAGAGGGATTATTAGCAGTATATGCGATATTAGAAGCACTTGTGAATGCTGCGCTAAAATCATTTTTATAAGGAGAAATTTCGGGTGTGTAATTAGTTTTCAGTTCTCTTTTATTGACCTTATAACATTCTAAAGCACTATCTCCGTTGATTGCTGCTTTTACTTTATTATCGTCTCTGCCAGCATTATAGATATTGCCAACAACTTCTGGTGTATGGAGATAACTTATCTGAAATCTATTTTGGTCTTGGTCATAATTTATATTGGGTGATTCAGCACCCAGATAAACTCCATATTGCCATACATCAGTATGAATAATCTTTTCACCCTCTTTTTGAGCAAAGGTTAATCCTTTCTCAACATTAGCATCGTAATCATTACCATTTTGATTCGCATTACCATTATATAAAAGTATCGCAGCATTACCGTATGCCGTCCAGTGATAATCAAAACCCATTACTCTACCACCAGCAATACCTAATTCACTTGCGTTTGACTCTGTATTCAGGTGGAAAAAGTGGTCAGGAATTTTATTACCAACTGTAGTAAATTGTAATCCAATATAAAATTCTTCACCTGGACCCACGGTGTTACCCCTTCTAACCTTGCGAGCAAAACCATAAACCAATTGATTATAATCTGGATCATTAATCCCAGAACCAGCACCGTATCCGTGACCATAATCGGCAAAAGTAACCGAAGAATCTGGACCCAAATGTTCAGTATTAGGATTGTAATCAAAGAATATAGGGAACGAGGTCATAGAAGCAGATACTAACGAATTATATAAATCATATCCGAAACTGGGGACTGCTGACGCATTTCTAACTGGAATCCCATCCGAGGGATACTGAAGTTCGTCTGGATCGTTGGGACCATTATCAAATAAATTCATATGTATAAATCTACTCGTAGAAGCATCTACAGAGAGACCATTCTGTGTATAATCAAATAATTCGGGATAAATTGCTTGAGCATCAAATAACTTTTTAAAAGCATCTAAATTCTCTTTATCCCAAGCAAACGGCGTCATTAATACAGATTCACCTATAGTTTGATAATCACCTGCGTCAGTAGAAACACCTAATCTATCATTTAATTCTCTGCCAGCATTATATATTTCTGGTCTTTTAATACCTATGTGGTGATATGAAGATAAATATGAATATGCCGTTCCAACATTTCGTCCAGTTGTTTTAAACCATTCCGCAAAATGTGCTTGTTCATAATAAGTTGCGACAGCACTTTCATATAATTTATATGCCGGAGTTTCAGAAACAGTTGTGACATTTTCATAATATAATTCATTATTTGCTGTATTTCTGATGATTGCTGTTTTAGGCACAAAATCGTCTCTTTTATTTATCTCCTCGGTCATATGTTGAGCAATATCCTCTGGTGTATTGTAACCGGGAGCAACCGTAATACTTATTAATTCTTTTACTTGTTCATATTCATTAAATATTGCGGGGTCTCTTAATGCTTCTGCCTCTGCTGCGGTCAAATCGTCTCCCTGATTTGGGGGCAGAAATATATCACTTGCTGAAGTTGGATAGATAAATTTAAATTCATTATGTGATTGAGTATTTTCTGAAGCATTTGCCGACATAGTAATCGTTGTATCTGTAAATGATACTATTGTATCTGTCCCAGTGAATACACTATCTGGACTTTGTGATTGTAAAACCATACCAGCAATTAATCCGTCAGTTGACGAATGATTGTCAACATCTATTATTGGACTCCCACCATGTGCTTTACCTAATACAGTAATAACACTTTCCTCTGGTGTTGTGAAAAGGGTTCTTTTTGATCTATAAATTGTATATCGTTTATTATCATTAAAACCTGCTATTTTTTTAGAGGGAGTTTGTGCGGCGGTTCTGTGAGGTTCATAAACTGTATGAAGATCAGCACTACATCTATTTAATTCATTTGGTGGTTTTAAAGTCGCACCTATATCTGCGCCAGCAAGTGCTGTTCCGTCTCTTTGATCAAATTGATTCCATGAATTTGCGGTTCCATCTGTAACATATCTCCTTGGCAAGTGAACATAATTTTCACCATTAGCAGTTTTATAAGGTGAAACAACAAAGTTTAATGTATCGTCTCTGGTTGGCACAGTTACAGAAGCATTAGAAGTAGAATATAATGAATATTCGTGGGGAGTATATTCCACGGGTAACTTTTTAGTTGTTTGAGTAATTGATACTTCTTTATCAGCATTTAAATTTAAACCTTTGATTTGTATTTCTCCACTCTGCGCACCTAACTCTGATATATAACTACTATGAACTGATATTTGGTCACCTGGTTTTAATCTGAAACCGTCACCAACTCTATTAGTCCATATACTCGGTGTTTCATTATTAAACCCCTGTGCCTCTTCACTCTGACTTCGGGGACAATCAATAATTGTTGTTTTAGTATATCCTGACATATTTATATTATGTTAGGTTAAAAAAATTTAGATTAGATAAAAGTTAATTATAATTACTTCGTTAAGCGAAGGCAACATTAAAGATACCGTCCTTGAGCGAAGCAACCTTTACAACCTGTAAATAGACCCTCATAATTCTATCACCGGCGAGAGGAGTGCGAGTATCATATAACTCAATACCACGAGAATTTACACGCTCACCCTTATTAAGTCTGTAAGCAGTATAGAACTGCTGCTGGCGAAGTGCGTCCTCCATATCGTGTCCCTCAAAACTCTCCTGACCCTTGGTAGAAGCATTTTTAGTAGCAAGTAAACCTTCACCACGATATGCGTCTCGGCAAATGTAGGGCATTCTGCCTTCAGAGATAAATACATTATGATAATGGCGTGCGTCATTATTGACATCAATCGGATAAAGGAAGTTATCATTATATTTCAGATTAAGAGTAACTGTGCCCGTGCCCGCAGCATCAACAGTAGGTCCCTCTGCGACATAATCAGACAGTAATTTATTAGCAGGTTCTGCCAACTCAACATGAGACATAACAAAAACCTTATTCACAATACGACCAGCGCCACCGACATTCTGAATTAATCCACTCTGATAAGTAGCAGCGTCAACTGTTCGCTTGACGAACTGATAATCAACATAATTAAAACTCATATTGGCGTTTGCTTGGCGATACTGCTCCATCATATCCTGCGGATAGAAAATGTAATCAGCGACCATTTGACAATCATTACGAGTTAATGTAACATCCTTATCCATTACAGAGTCCTTTGTCTTAACAATTCTGACACTCTCTGAAGCACTTGCGTCAGCAACCTTATCCTGAAAGGTCAAGTGAATACTAACCTGCTCATCCATCATAAATAGAGGCAACTGGTTCATTTTTAGGAAGGGGAACAAATCAGCGAGTAATACAGAATAAGTTGGTTTATTAATTTCATCCTGAAAATCATAAACAATACTATTCGCAATCTGGTCGCTCCCATTCTTAATTGGTTTCCAAAACTCAACTGCCGGGTCCGAGTGAAGTGTAACATCCTTGCCAGTATCAATAGCGATACTTTCAGATTCGGTTGTGCTTTCAGTAAGGTTATCCGTGTCGGAGGCACTATTAAAAGGTTCGGAACGATTGAGTAGACTGGGAGCAGTAGTTAGAAATTTACCAGTCATAACCTGTTCACGCTCCTTAATAGCATCAGGGGGCAGGAAAACACTCTCATATGCGGCAAAATGAGCAAAATCCTCAATTTCAGAAACAGTCTTGGTCCCTACACGAAGTGCTGCCCGCTTGATTACAGAGTTCACTCCAACGTTGGGAGGGAAAAATGCTCTGCCACCGTCACCGTCTGCCATAGCGTCACCAGCAGTAGAAAATGTAATACGAGAGTTAGAGTGTAGAATACCCTTGTTCTCTAAAACAAATCGTGCTTGAGTTTCGCTAAAAATGACTGGGTCAAGAATATCAGTCTGAACATTAATTGCGGTGTCAGTTGCGACTGACCCAATTTTCACAAGATCCGGTATTTGACTTGCTTGCGGTTGCGGCGTATCACTATCCATATTTATAGTATGGGCAGATAAAAAAGTTATAGGTTAATTTTAAAATATTAAATTTAAAACTCTTGATTCATAATCCTCTGAATTTCTCGCTTACAGTTCTGACGCTCATTAATATCCTTACCGTGTTTCATTTTATAAAAATGTTTATGAATACGAGTCCTCTGCCTTTTCTCAAATGGTGGGGGTTTAATTTTATTAAAATTTACACATTCATTAAATAATAGAATCCAATCGTATTCTCTATCCTCCTTATCCCGCTTTTTACAAATTTCTAATAAATCAATTTGAGAATGTTCTAAATCAATCATTTTAGCACCACAATTACCTATTTCGTTTTTATGTAAATCGTGACGCTTCTTAAGTGGTAAACAAGTTGACCCAACATAACAAGAACCATTTATATCACTTATAATATAAATAAAATGATCATTATCTAAATCCTTGGTGGACTCAATCCAACAATCATTCTCATTATCATATACACTATCGTTTTCATAGTAAGTAATATTGTGAATACACTCGTAATCTACTGCCTCCATATCTATTATATAATAGAGTATAGATATATGTTTAAATACTTTTTACTTCACTTACTTCATAACTTGGATATTGCCCGATTGAGATACTACAGTCTGGCGAGAGTGAACAAACAGGAAAATAGAATTCGGGTGGTCAGTAGTGAGACCTAACTGAAGTTGGACACCGAATGGAGTCTGCGACATATCTATACCCTGATTAGAGATTGCGTCATAAGAGACACCAAGACCAAACATAGCACCTCCCTTTGTGATAATCTTGGCGTCGGCAAAGTTAGTCCCAGCACTAACATTTCTAACGGTTGTAGGAACAACTGAAGACCTATTGATTTTAGCGAATGACATTACTGCGTCCATATAATTACGAATCAATTGAGAATCAACATTTTCTATTGTCTCCTGTCCCGGTTTCTTTTGTAGAGTATCAATATTATATTCTAATGGGAAACGCTCACCGGCACGAGTGAATACTGCCTGATCAATAGTCGCTATCGCACCGTCCTTATTCGTAAATGGTAGAGTAGCGAGACCGTCTCGTTTAAAGTTATTGATATGGTCTGCGGGCACAATATTCATAAAGCAACCAAGAACAGACTTGAGACCAAGGTTAAAGTTAAGAATAGCATTCGCAGAGTTGATTGTATTGTAGTATGAAGAGATAGAATTGTAAACAAATGTATTTGTGTTGTTGCTCATTAATTGAGATAACTGGTCAGGTTGCGGGTTCTGAACTTCACAGATAAGTCTGACATCCGAAAGTTCATAGAATGCCTCCTGTAGATTAGTATCAGTATTATCAGAAGAGAATAATACTTGCTGGTCTGGTGCTAATTGTATCTCAATATTTAATCCTCCAACACCCCAGTTATCAGAGAGTGGGATAGGATCTTGACCAAGGAAGAACCCAGAAACGAGTGGAATACAAAAGGAGTTAGTTGCTGCTGCGTCATTCTGTGGATTAAATACAACTCCCTTTTCTTGAGCACGGAAGTTAGGAAATCGTAATCCAGTCTCGTAGGAGTGGCAAGCAAAATCTGCCTGACTTTGAGTGACTGCTAAATAACTGCTCATCATACGGTTATGGTGATTAATGGTTTCTATGGTCTGCGAGGTGCGTGCCGAGAAAATAGATAGAGTATCAATAACTGAATAAATACCAAGTTTCTCACTCATACGAATACCGTCACCATCAACCGGGAGTGTGCCAGCAGATTTAAATATCTTAACCTTACCTGCTAATCGGACAGATCCGGGGACAATAAATCTCTCCTGCGCACCAATAAGCAGTTGGATAGTGGGTTGACCATTTTTATACGACAACTTGCCGTCAGAAGTTATATTACTTGGGACAATCTCTAAATGCGTATTACTCATATTTATACTTAATATTTAGATATTTATTTTGGAGTAATTTTAAAAAATATATTGTATAGAATAAATGTCAGATAATAAACCGTTGTATAAACCCTTTAAAAGTAAAAAGGCAGGTAAAAAGTATTCTGTATATGTGAAATCTAAATCAGGTGGTAAAAGATTAATTCACTTTGGAGCGGCAGGCATGGACGATTGGCGTTCAGGCAAGGCAACTAAAGAACAACGCAAATCATTTCGTGCCCGAATGGCAGGTGTCAAAAAAAAGGACGGGACTCAAGCAATCAAGGATAAAAACAGTCCGGCATATTGGGCATATAATTATTTATGGTAGCAATATATTATATTAAAGTTGTATGTTTTATCAATAATTAGAAGGTTTTGACTAATTTTAGTCAAAAGTTACTAAATTAGAAGGTTTTGTATTTCAGAAAATAAAAAAGTAATTCAGAAAATTAAAAATGGATTGAGTTTATAAAAATTGTAAAATTAAAATGTTTCTAAATTAGAAGGTTTTGACTAATTTCCCAACTTACGAATTCTATATCTACGGATCCAACTCTCCAATAGATACATAGGTGGATATTCAGTCAATTCAGTATACCCTCGCCTTGGATACAGAGTAATCACCCTTGGACCCTCTAACCAAACTGGTTCAGTCTCACGCCAACTCTTCGGAGCATAGCGAAATAACTTTCTGGAGTGTTTCAGCGAGTTAAGGTGAGCGTTGAGTGTCAATAACTTATCTACACCTTGGACTTGGAGAACCTTTTTCTTATCAACTTGGATTCTCAACATAGCGTCATTATGTGACTGATTCTTCTTATGTTGGTCAAAATATGACCTACTGATATATTCGCCACAGGCACACTTGATATTGTTTCTCCTATTTTGTTTCTTCTGGCGCTCTTCACACCTACTTTTAGCGGCGCTTGGATTTTTCCATTTGTTGACTTGGCGAGAGTCCATAATACTCTCCATATATACAATATGAAGTTCATTCAGACCCTCAACCATTCTCTTCATAGATTGATATAGATCACGATTGGATATAGATAGTTGGCGAAACGCTTCGTCAGATAAAAGATTACTATCGCTCAAGTCCTCAATTTTCTCCTGAACCTTATTCAGATTCTCAAGGAGTTCCTTATGCGCCGCCTTTTGACGCTTGGATTGAGTATCACGAGCATTCTGGTTTGCCTCCATATCTCTCTGATTAATATGCTTGATATATTCTATAAACTATCAAATTTTCAGAGTTTGCGTTTTCGGGTCCGGTGTGCTGACATAAAAAATTTGTGAGTGTGAATGGATAATAATTTATATGTTACAATCTATTTATTCTTCGTCCGAATCTGACTCCTCTTCTGAAGTCTCACCGTCAATCAAGTCTCGGAGTCTGTCAATCTCTGCTTGGTTTCTATCAACCCAATCTCTAAACTCTTGGCGCTCCTCCTCCAGTTTCTTTATCTTTTTGTTCTCCTCCAGCGTCTCATGAAGTTTCTCACATAACAGTTTATTAATCTCACAATTCTTTTCTTCATGCTCCGCCAGAACCTGTTCTATACGCTTCTCCTTCATATCAATCTGGTCCTTGAGTATCTTATTATCTTCCCTCAACTCCATATTTTCAGTAGCGAATTTAAATATGTTCTTCTTATTCACCTCATTCTCGTCCCGAATGTGTTCCAGAACCTCTCGGTCAAGGTTCGCCTTGTGAACGAAGTCAGATACTGAATTGACCGCTGGTTCTTCTGGGTCAGCGCCGACCAGTCGGTTTATCTGACCGAACCATTCTGTAGTCTGATTGAGTTGGTCGTGAAGCGCCTGAAACTGTTTCAGGATATAATCCTTGTCCTCTCCGACGCCTGACATTTCTGCCAGTAGCGCCTGAATCTCGGTAGCGGTAGCGGACATTCTGAAGCGTCGGAGTGTTTTGTAGTTTTAAGCGTCGGATTTGTCTGTTTCTGTGTATTGTCTCTGTTTTCTGATATGGGGGTTAGGTTCTACAAACTATCAAATTTTTTCAGGTTTGCGATTTTGTGTCTGGTGTGTTGACCTGAAGCGCCGGAGAGTTCCAACCAGCGAACACCGGACGCATAAACGCAAACCAGTAAAAGTTTGATAGTTTTCAGTCCAGTCCCACCATACTAA